ATAGTCGGTTGGTAAATAGTTATTCATATTATCATCACTCCATAAATAGTTTCAAATGTTTTACGTCTAGGCCATCAATATCATATATGTATTCAAGAATCAATGCCCTAATTTCTTCTTCAATATTTCCGTCAGATGGTACAGGGTATTCGTCTTCATCAAGCTCAAGTGTAAGAAATGTTTTGATTATCATTTCCTACTGTCCACTTCCTCAATCAAACGCTCTATGTACCACTTAGCTTTTTGTAGATCCTCTATTCCATTCTTGTAGTTCCAGCGCCACAGATACTTGAAGCTATTCTGCCAGCAGTATGCTTCGTGTGCTGTTACATCAGCGTCCTCTACCATAGCTGCCATAGCGTCAATGCATTCTATGTTGGATGTATTGTAATGTGGTGGCTTGTTTACTACGTCAACCATCTGTGTCTCCTTTGCTATTAAATAATACAGATATTACATTATCTGATACCCCTGCAACCTCAATGGTTGGCTTAACTTTTTCCTTCTCTTCTTCTAGTGCATCGTCGATAGTTCTCTCTACCTCGTTCTCTAGTAACCTACGTACTGCTGAGTCTTCTTCCATTACAGGAAGCGATGCACACATCATATGAGACAGCTTCATTAGTTGTGCATGGTCAAAGTCTGATAGCACATTGTCATCTGTAGTGCAAGTGCCTACCATTATTTCTCCTGTCCACTCACCTTTTTTATTTAAGAAGGGGCTGATCCGTATGATGTAATCGTTCTGATCAAAGTCCATAAATATTTTTTCACTACTCATCTTATCTCCTTTTTATTTTCTTTAGAGGAAACTGTATCAAGGGTGGATGTTTGTCCTTACCCTTTTCATGCAGCCATTCCTCTGGAATAATGCGATCATGGTACAGGAATTTATTCTTCTCGCACCACTGTCCATACGTAGTCTTAGCACCCTTACTTAGTTTAGCTCTGCTACTGGTAAATACAAAACGTATATCCAACTTAGGATGTTGCTTCTGTATCATTAAATGTTTGCGCCTATCGTCTGCTGTGAACCTGCCTTTAGTTTCAATTATAATACCATTCTTTAGAATAAAGTCAGGAGTATAGGTGCGGTACATGAGATCTTCCCACTCTATCTTAATGGCTTCGTACTTGAATGGATGTCCAAGTTCGTTAAGATAGTCTTTGTTTCTTACCTCAAGGCCGCTCCTATACCCATGTTTTAGGGCAGCAGAGTATTGCTTACCCCGCATTTAGATACGCCACAATCCATTCCAAGGACTAGGCAAACTACTTACAGTAGATACACCTAGTGATCGTAGCTCCTGCCGTATTACATCGTCTGCAGCCTTACGTGCTTCCATAGCTGAACGTAGTCCTGCATACTTGGCTTCGTGTAGCTGCTTCTTACGCTCTACAAGATCCTTTTCCATAGCAGTAATCTGATCTTGCATCTCTTTGATTTCGTCATCACCTAACATATGTTTCTCCTTTAATCTATGTACGCAACTGTAGGTTTGTTCTTAGCCTGTGATACTCGTGATTCAGTCTCTGTCAACCCTTCAAAGCAACTGAACCTGTAGTCACAGAACTTACAGCTATCATTGAGAATGGTATTACCCGTTGCCTTCCCCCTGAATGTCTCAGGTACAGGGCTGAAGCAACGCTTAAACTCATTACTCTCGACAGTATCAACTGTCTTATTCAATGTGGTAATTTCTTCTTTCATGTCAAGGGTATCAGCAGGAACATATTTAATATTTCCATTAGCTTTATTTACTACCCACCAGCCACCAGCCTTAGTGTCTGATGCCTTAGCGTAGCCAGCTAACTGACCTACATATCCAAATGGATCACTGTTCTTTAGTGTATCAAAAGACTCGAACTTGTTTCTATAACTCCAATCAGAGGCAGACTTAACATCGTCTACGGCACCGTCTATAATTAGATCATACGTACCGTTTACTTTTGTCTTGTCTAACTCAAGAGTTACATGCTCTGCATCACGATATGATACACCTGCTTCTTTTAGTATGCCCTTGAAAGCAGCCTCAACTATGTCTCCTATCAACATGTTCATTACAAATGTGGTTGGCTTGGGCAACGCAGTCTCTGGCTTGTTCTTCTCAAACCAAAGCTGACAGGTTGGCCTACCTATGTTAGACATACGTAAGCGAAACCCGTCACGCTTATTGCCCCCGCCAAACTGTTTACGCATTGCTTCCATAACCTCTGCGCCTACTTGTTGGATGGTGTCCTCTGACATAGAGGACTCACCCTTAGTCGCATTGACCAAGTAAGAATGAATAGACAGTTCAGCAGGATGGTTCATTACACGAACTCGTCAGCGTCGATGTCAACGAAAGAGTCAACAAGCTCTTCGTCAACGTCATCATTCTTATGCTTGTTCTCATCCCAAGCACCTAAGATGTACTCGTTGTAGTTTGAGATCCAAGCTAGGAAGTTAGCCAACGTTTCCTGTGAGTCACTATCTGCAATGTCGATAGTGTTTGCAGCATCTAACTGCACGTTAGGCAGATAGAAACAATTACCATTAGGTAACTCACGCTTCTCTGTGGTAGCAGAGAAGGTGTGCTGCGGTGGTAGACGCCGCATTTTTGTGAGTTGAGTAAAGATGCCGCCAACTGTTTTGAAGGCGTCACGATTCTCAATCTCCCAGATGAATGGGCTGGGCGCAAGTGTTACGCTGTTACCATCTTCATCTACAGGATCTACAAGCTCTACTGTACCAAGTAGAACACGCGCTCGTTTGATAGAGCGAATAAGATCCTTCATCGTGTCAGGCAACGCAGCGAAGTCTTCAATCCAACCAGAAGGTTTACCACAGTTGAAGCCGCCGTCGTTGTCCTTCATGTCACTGTTAAGGTCATTAGCCATAACAGTTTTGACATAACGATTAGGTGAGTTGTCAGTGCCCATGATAAAACGCTTGTACATAAAGCGCTGTAAGAATGGGCGAATGATTGCACTACCAGCATAGTAGGTCTGGTCTTCTGGTACTTCTAGTTTGTATGTACCACCATCAACTACCTCAACCTTTACCATCTTACCTTTGACTTCCATCTCACCCATCAATGGGTTGTGGTGGATACGCAAACGTGGAAGGTTGCTAGACTTCTTCTTCTCAGAGGAAGGCATAGCGGTTGACATGCCCATCTGTTGGGCCATTGCTGCATAGTTATCTGTTGCTGTTGTTACTTGTGTCATGTTTATATTCTCCTATATTTCATTTAAGACAGACGGTGGTTATATCACAGTACGTCTTTTGTGTCAAGCCAATTTGGGCCTATCTTTGCTTCTAATAATAAGGGTACGTTAAAGTCTATACCCCACTTAACATTTACCAGTTCTGCCAACCTGTCGTTTGCAGAGTTGATAATGCGTAGTACTTTGTCCTCTTCATCTGGATGTACATCTATCACTAAGGAATCGTGTACAGAGTTTACGACACATGATTGCATCTTGTTAGCTGTAAGCATCTTGTCTACATATATCAGAGATATAGGTACGATGTCAGCGGTTGCGAACGATTGCACAGGATAATTTTTAATCTGTGTGAAAAATGTCACACCCCCATGCTTACGTCTGGTTACATCTGGGAATGCGAACTCACGTCCAGATGGTGTAGTGATCTTGCCTGTGTTGAGGGCTTCTTTGGCTAGAGCCTGATGCCACATACCAATACCAGAATACTTAGTAGTGAACTGGTTGTAGTACGCAGCCTCTGCCTTGGATCTACCAAAGCCACTGGCACCATACAGAGGTGCGAATGTGTGGGCCTTAGCTTCCTGTCTGGTCATAGGCTGACCCGCCTCGCTGATAACCTTGGCGGTGTAGCTATGAACGTCGAAGCCAGTAGATACTTCCTTGATAGCTGTAGTGTCTTGCGCTAGGAATGCAGCGACACGAAACTCAAGCTGGGCCATGTCAGCTTCAATAACTTTACCACCTTCCCAACGTGATATGAATACACGCTTGACTGGGAACGTACCACCACGTGGCATGTTCTGCATGTTAGGATTGCGACCTGACAACCGACCAGTAGAGGTGCGGTGCTGTTGCAAGTTCACGTGCAGCATACCGTTAGACTTAGTAAAGTCCTCGATGCCACCGACAAAACTCTTGAGGTATGTCTCGACAGCAGACAATCTACGCACGTTCTGTAAGAAGCGCTCAGCATCCTTCATGCCTTTGGATCTAGCCACACCCTCAAGGTGCACGAGGTTGTCTTTGCTAGTGCCCCAGCCAGCGTTACTGATCCACTTAGCTGTAGGTGCTACGAACCTCAGTCCAGCAACAGTATTGGTATCAGTGTATATAAAGCCAGTAGCGTCACAATTAGTACATCTATTAGTTCTAGCGAATGGAGTTCCATCTTTCTTTACCTTTCGTACTTGTCCTGTACCATAGCAATCTCTGCATTGATGTGCTTTCTGTTTGAATAGTTTCTCTGAGTGCTGCGATACAGTGGATCTGTACTCAGAGTCAGGCATACGCTCATCAAATAGATCTGCCCAAACCTTCTTGTCGTATGGCTTGCGGCTGTAGATAACCATAGACAACTGCTCTGTGCTGTTGACGTTGACAGGTCTGTCACCCATGAGGTCACTGGCCTGTTCTTCCAAGGCAAACAGTAGCTCATTACGCTCACGCTCAAAGTCATCCTTAACCCTGTACAACTCTTCCATGTCAACCTTGAAGCCCCGCTGATAGATACGGGCAAGGTGTACGACAAGCTGTTGCGTCAGCTTGAGTGTGGGTATAAGACCCATAGCATCTTCGTAACGTGCACTCTGGTTCTGATACAACTGATATGTAGCCTGAAGGTCAGAGATTAGGTACGAAGATAGTTCGTCGTGTGGCATCTCACGTACTGAGTTACCATCCTTGAGCCACGCCTTGAGGCTGTCCTGCTTCTGTGTCTCAAGCTCATGTCGTTCAGCACATGCCTCAAGTGACAGAGGTTCTTTCTGTCCACGCTGCAGTATGTACTCACCCAGCATGGTGTCGTAGACAGGCCCATCATAGGTGAAGCCTGACTCCCACAACCATACTAGATCGTGTGTAGCATTGTGGGCAATGAGCAGTGTAGTGAGGTCAAGAGTATCTTGTACCATCTTGTGCCCATCAGGTGTAGGCTCTACGTCTGCATGATCAAATGTAATTACATCTGTAGTGCCGTCAGTACCTAGCATACCCACCATAACCAAAGAGTTCTCTGGTTCAAATGGATCTAGGTGTAGTTTCTTGTTACGTTTTACTGTTGTGTTTTCTACGTCGAGGGTCAGTATCATATTATCTCCTAAGTTATATTGCCATCATGCCATGTATCCCAATCATCTTCTATTCCATTCTTGTATACCTTGTCAAGATGCTCGTGAAACTTTTTATCTTCCGCAAAGGAATCTATGGCATTTATGCACTCTTCTAGTGTCAACTCGTTACGTACCATTGCATTGTGTAGGCGTATCTCACATATTGATTTTGCTGTAGTCATATTACTAAGTCTCCTTTCTGTTGCACGTTCTCTTTCCTCTTGTGTCATAGGTCTAATCATCTACCCGCTTCCTCTAAACAAAAACCACAAGTACTATTCTGCGCTGGGCCACCGCAAGTTAAACAAGTCTGCCACTTCTCATCTTCCAGACCTCTCTTTACTAATGTTACAAACCCTACGTCAAAGATAGCCATGAATGTCTCAGGGTCACACTCTACTTGTAGTGTAGCACTACCGTCCTCGTGTTCTTCTATGTCTGTTACTTTTATTTTACTCATTGTTTACTCCTATACATGGTAGCAAGATTGATAGCTTACAATACTTTGGATACTCGTCATACGTCATAGCTATCAGTACTGGTGGTGCAGCGATCAGTAAAGCTACAATAGCTGACGCCTTGATTGCACCGTTAATGTTACCTCTCATCATTCATTCTCCCTTAATGCTTTCCATGATACAGGGAACAACTTAGCCATCTCTGTGTCAATGTGACCAGCCACAACCTGTGTCTCGTACTGTGTGTCAGGCTTACAACGCAGGTTGCACATGTCAGCAAATGCATCTAAGCTACCTGACCAGTACCACTCAGTGACCATGCTCTGAGGCAGTACCATACGTGCTTGCTCTGGACACACACCATGTTCTAATAACTCGTTGTAACTGCGTAGTGTAGTGTGGTTGTAAAAATTTATGATGTCAGGATCAGGATAAGTGACCCCTTCACTACCCTGTTTAGCATCTACGCTACGTCCACGCCACTCTGTTGGCTGATAGAACTCAGGCTCATGGTCAACATACCTACGGCTGATCTCATTCCACCGTAGGAACTTATGCTTGACTAGCTGACGTGCCACAAACACAGGTGCCTTAACGTGGAAGCTGGCAAAGCAGTGCCCAAAGGGGCTGATGTGCTTGTGCTTGGCGAGGTAACGTATGAGCTTGGCATCCTTGTCTTTCAACTTAGGTGGCCCCCATACGTCACTCGTATCCATCTCGCTACGCTTACCAAAACTTACTCTTGCCGCATTAGCCACAGATAAGTCTGTACCCATGTGGTCTACGTAAAATGTTTGTATCATTTATTTACCTCGCTAATTATTATATATACTATACCGCAGATAAGAAATAACAGTATCATAAGTGCTGTCAATGCTTCTCCTATCATCCTACTCTCCCCACAAACTTAGCTATGTGGTTTACGAATGGCAATAGACTTAGTGCCATCAAAAGATTAACACCAGTGTGTATCAGTGCAATACGCAAGGTGTCTCCTCTTGGCATACCGTCAGACACTAACAGACCAGCCAACCAGATCGTACCTGTAGTACCTATGTTAGCCCCAAGCACAGCAGCCACAGCAGAAGGTAAGGGTAGCACACCTGATGCAACCAAGGCGATGATAGCTGTAGTGCTAAGACTACTACTCTGCCATGCCAGTGTCATAACGATTGCCCCAAAGAACATGTAGATAGGATTGCCCAAGAACCACTGCAAGTGATCTATGTTACCCATGCTTTTCATACCGCCGCTAAACATCTTGAGGCCAATGTAAAATACCACAAGCCCAATGCTTGTATACAAATAGTTGTTCATGCTACGTACCTTCCTATCTTGTATTCCAAATCAGTGTGCACAATACCATGCCACCCTGACAATTTGTTCTTTACCACATTGATGTGGCGTTGGTTATCTTCTTCCTCTTGCCCTTCAACTGTAGGGTTCTTAGAGATCATCAGCATGAGGTCAGCTTCCGCTGCCTTACCTGTACGTGAGCCTTCCATCATAGCTTGGTTGAGTACAACCTTACCCTCTGCATCAGCAGATAGCTGAGACATGTAGAACATGGCACACTCTTGCTGCTTGGCAATCTGCCTTGCATGAATAGCGTTAGCTTTGAGTGCTTCGTCAGGACGTGAGAAGCCAGCAGTGCGAGCAAACTTGTCACCCATGTCTAGTATAACTATGTCAGGCTTGTATGACTTGCACACAGACTCGACCCAGTTCATGTCACGTCCTGTTGCATCCTTGAACATCAACTGTGGACGTATCTTGTTGAACATAGCTAGAGCCTTGTCTCTGTTCTTAGCTACCTCATACTTGTCCATGCCAGTACATGCTGTAATGTAGCGGTGTACTACACGATGATAGCCTTCTTCATTGCACATGATAACGACACGTGCGCCCTGTGCACAGAAGCCATTAGGCCCAGCTACAAGTGAGGCATGGAAGGATGTCTTACCTGTGTTAGGGCGCGCCCCTACCTCTACCAAGTGACCAGCATTGATGCCCTCAACCTTACGTGTAAGGGTTGGGATGTTGAACGTCCAACGTGTCTCAAGGTCATTGAGTGCAAGGATAGTGTCAAGGTCAATGTCTTCCCACTCCACCTTGAGGTTAGGCGTGAAGTCATCGCCGTACTGCTCAAGCATAAGGCGTAATGGCTCCAACGTAGACTTGCTACCGTTGACATAATCAAAGCCAAGATTGGCAATGTCCTCACCAATTACCTGTTGAAATAACTTAGATAGCACCTCTTGTGCTATGTCACTGCCCATAGGTACTTCTTTGGCTACCTTGTAGAACAAGGCAGAGTACGCCTGTTTCTGTGCTGTAGTAAGTGTAGGGTTGTTAGCCATGAACAAGGCTTCGATTTCAGCAGGAGTGACGCTACGCTCGTAGGTTGACATAGCCTTGTCGATAGACTGCTTGATCTTCTGAACATCTTTACTGAACAAGCGATCAGGACAACGTGCACCTCGATGCTCGTCGTAAAATTCCTTGTCCATAAGACTGCGGATGAGTGATAGTTCCATTATACATTATCTCCTAGTGTTGTCAGACTTAGTAT